GCGCCATCGTTCATGGCTTAGACCAGGGTCAAGGTGTAGTCGCCCGACGTGCCGGTTGAATCTACCGTGTACACGTCATTGATGCCCAGAACCTTATCTGACGAAAGCTGATGGCTATACAGCAGAGTGGCAGTACCGTCAACAGCACTTGATCCTTCAACAATTCCGATGTACTTCACAGTGACTGATGCGCCAGTCACAGGGGGGAATTCAACCCTGGTGGTGTTGTACGTCACACCGTTGGTCGGAGCTGCCCACGCACCAGTTTCTTTGCGCACATACCAGCCAGCAGATACTTCCGTACCAGCAGAGAACGCATCTGTTGGGTCCGCTGTAAATAGCGCAAAGTACAGGGTGCGAATCGTCGGAGCCGCCGCAGCACGCAAGTGGTAGTTGATGATGGCGTTGGCCGACGAGTTTGAAAATCCAGACATGATTTACTCCTAATTGGTGGGGGTGGGTTGCACAGATTGGCTAGTAGCAGCGTCTTGCGCCAACTCAGCCTTGAACAGTTGGTAGTGCGATGCACTCAGGCCTGCAATATCCGCAAATTCAGAGTCTTTTGCATAGGCTCTGAATAGGACAAAATGAATCAGCGGGTTTTTGCAGATGTCTTTGCAGTTGATTACCCCGCCTAGAGTTGTGTCCGCAGGCAATGCTGAGTAAACGGCATCAACACTTGCGCCAACAGCAGCAGGCGGATAAACATAGAACACGTCTGGCTCGCGCTGGTCGTAGCAAAACTGCTTGATCGTTAGGCTTGGGGTTTTTGTGTACCAGTTGCGGTCAATCGCATCCAGCATGTTTCGGTCAACTTGCCGAATGGATCCGCCATTGGTGTTGCGGATGATCTCGACTTGGTTCTGCGCTGATGTAGGCATGGACTGTTTGGCACCCAAGACAAGCGGGATAGATGCCGTCGTCATGAACATGTCAGGGCGCATCATGGCGATCTCGCGCTGACCATCGTTTAGGTGCTCAACCAATTCGGCCGTAGTCCACCTGGTGCCCGTGTCTTGCAGAATGCTCTGCACAGCAGTGATGATGGTCTGGGTGTTCATAGATCAAACCGGTTGGGCTTCACGACAAGGCGACCTGGCGTGCGCTCATGCACTTCTTCGCTCCGGCTTTGATAGATGCCTGTGCTGAACTGCTGTTGGTAGTAGGCCGACAGGCTCGGGTTTGACCACGTCACCCCAGGCATCGCCATTAGTCTCGACTTAGTCCCCGCAGCAATCGCCATCATGAAGCGTTGGGCCAGGTAGTCTGGCAAGCTGGTTGACCCAAGAGCTGGCGCGAAGGCCGACCTGACCGAGAGCGATGCAGTTGGGGCTGACGGCGTTGGGTACACCGTGATCACACCAAAGTCACTCGATGAGTTGTACATCGTTGGCGTGCTGCTGGTTGATAATGGCCCAGCCACACCTTGATAAGCAAATAGTCGGTTGCCATTGCAGAACACGTCACGAATGGCGACAACATAGGCCTGGGATGGTGTGTCAAGGTCGTAACTCGCAACACCATCCACCAAGACGATAGGGTCTTGCGCCTCGGTCCACGAAAGCGTTTCACGGCAAAAGTCAGCAGCAGCAGAGACCAGATGCATGTCAATCAGAAGATCGGGGCACCCGACCACCTCTGGCATGACGTAAGGGTGAAACGCCTCTAGCTTCATGCCGGTACTGCGGAGAAGGCGTAACGCGGCATGGTGCGCTCTACAACAACGCCACCAGGACCTGGCTTCATGCGGGTGACTACTGCATTGCGCAGCACTTCAACCACTGACGATGGCACTTCAAAGGGCTTGTCGCGTGGGATCTGATAGGCGTACTCATTCACACCAACAAACACGGCATCGCTGCCAGATTCGTCGGGGGACGAATGGATGGTGATGATTTGACGGTATGGTGCTAATTTGCGAATCGGACATTTGGTTACCTCAATGAAAAAGGGACCCGAAGGTCCCAATAAAAAAGCCCCTGGCGGTTAAGCGCAGGGGCTGGTTTGCTGTTTAGGCAGCAGGCAGAATTGCCACGTCAGTGAAGGTCGGAGTCACGCCGGTTGCATTCAGGTTGGTCACGCCTGCTTGAAACGAGTAACCTGTGGTGTTGACAACCTTCATGTAGCCGATAGGCGTGTAGCCGGTCGGCACATCAGGCACCTTGCCATCACCCACAGCAGTGGCACCCATCTGAAACTGGCTCAGGTTTTGACCGCGGCCAAGGTTGTCGATCCATGTGCCTTGTGACACGCAGATAGTCCCAGCAGCATTCACCCCAAGGGTGTAATAGCCGGTGACAGATGTGGGTTGCACGCCATCCAAAGCCGACAGAGTTGCCGGGTCAGGCTGGATTTGGCTCACAGTTGCCGTCAATTTGCCATTCAGAAAATGGGTAGCCACAATGGACTGCGCAGACAATGCGGCATGGGTGAAGATCAATCCACCCTGGGTGAATGTGAACGTGCCCGTGCTGGCAACGGTGGCGGTAGAGCCCCCAGTAGCGGGAGATTTTGCTCATGATGATTTCCTTAAAAAGTTTCCCGCGCAGGAATAAAAAAAGCCCTACAGCGCGGAGTTGCAGGGCTTTGGTTTTCGCCGCGTGGGCGACGATTTGGTTTAGGCTGTAGTCGTCAGGGTCACCGCAGCAGCAGTGGTATCCGTGGCGATGGTGGCGTTTGCGTTGTAGTCAGTTCTGAGCTGATTAAACGATGTCGCCAGTGCAGTAAGGTCAACCAAAATCCCTTGCAGGAGCTTGTTGGCCTCAAGACCGTTTTGAGCCGGTGTCATGTAGTTGGTCGATTGATTGATGCTAGGCATGTCAGATCCTTTGAAAGTTAAGGTGAAGTGGGGACTGGCCCCACCTCATGTCACTTAGGCCGTTGCGGCGACTTCAGCCCGGATAATCCAAGCATCATTCAAAAGCACGCAGGTTTGGTAGCCCTTCCAACTGACCGAACCACGCTGAGCCAAAGGATCAGAGTCGCTAGGCTTGGGGTTCACAACCATCGGGGTCACTGCGAAAGCGCCCTTCAAGGCGATGATCCCGTAGGCATCGCGGCCCAGGTAGATGATCGGATACACATCGGCCTTGGTGCCGCCAGTTGACAGCATCGAGCCCTTGTTTGCACCAGCATCAGGCCAGGGTTCACAGATCGTGGTCGAGATGTAGCGAACATCATCGATCTTGCCGATCTCGTTCTCCCAGGGGCTGATCGAACCATACTTCTCAGCAGGAGTGAAGCCGGTAGCCTTGCGGATATCGGACTCAAGGTCAGGGTGGCAGATGCCAACAAAACCAGGGGCCACATTCTCGGTGCCGAAGCTCGACGCTGGATGTCCACCGAGAAAGCCCCAACAACAGAAGTGCGAGCAGTGATGGATGTATCGGGATAGATGACATTGGTGCCAGCCTTCAGCACGCCATAGCGCATCTTCTCGACCATCTGAGATGCCTGCTCACCCAATAGTGCAACAGCCTCTTGCAGCGTGTTGTCCTCATGGGTGTCCAGGATCACGTCAGAGATCGTGACCAAACCGCCATACTGGTCCAGCGTAGCGGTAACGTCAGTCACAGACAAGGCTTGAGATGCAGGCGTAACGCCTTCACCCAAAGTTGCTGGGCAGGCTCTTGGCTTGACCAAACTTCTCGAACACAAGGTACGGTACGCCGCGCTTCAGAAGTTCTTTTTCTGCATAGGCGGCTGTGCGAGGGGTGATATCCCCATAGACAACATTAGACATGATGATTTCCTTAAGATGAAATGAAAAAAGCCCGTGAGGGCCATCAAAAGGAGCTAACTAACTCGTATGCCGTATGCAAGCCTGTCGATTCATGCGGGGGCTTTGCGCTATCCCGAATTGACCGCTGCGCGACTGGTGTCGTGCTCCGAATTTGCTAGTTGGCGTTCACCCCGAAACCAGCGGTCAGGGGCATGGTGTTGACGTACACCCTGCAAAACGACGAGGTAACCTGGACTCGTGCGTTTAGTCTTTCGACTGTTAACTAGAACTGTGACCACGCTTCGGCATAATCGTCCGATTGCGCGGGCTTCTCCGGGATCTTCATCCCTTTGGACCGAACGCCTTCAGCGGCATCCATTGCGGGCTCTTGGTCCACCTTGTTCAGGGTTGACTTGTAGTCGCCCAATAGCTTGACGATCTGGCGGGCGCTGCCGGACTCAATCACTTTCATGGCCTGGGCTTGCTGGGTCTCATCCAGGCCTTCGACATAGCTACGAAACTCTGGGCTTGCAGCTACATCCATGAAGTCAGGGTGAGCATCAGAGATTGATTCGTAGTGGCTCTTGGCTTTGTCTTGGACCAGCTCGTTAACCAAGCCGTCCATTTCGCCTTTAACCTGACCCATGCGCTCATCGGCTGTCTTGCCAGCAATCTCGGAAGCTTTGGTCTCAATCAGCACTCCAAGCATTTTGGTGAAGTCATCGCCAAAATCATTGGCTAGTGCGGCCATGGCTTGGTCCACAGTCATCTGTCCGCTTTCAACCGCAGCAGCGGCTTCTTCGACAGCTTCAGTGACAGCAGGCTCGGTAGACTCTTGGGCCTGGGTTTCTCCTGGTTCGCTGGGCGACTTCAACGCATCTTCACGGGCCTTTAGCTCAGCCTCGCGAGCCTTTAACCTGCCCTCCCAGGACTTTTGGCGTTGGATGTCTTTGGGGTCAGTTGGTTCATCGGTTGCGCCATCGTTCTCAGTGGCAGTAGGCTCGACTGCGATCACGATTGCCGGTGCAGTTTCTTCTTCTGCTGGCACCATTTCAGCCGCATCAGGATCAGACGGGGCTTCGTCTTGCGTGCCAAAGACCTCGTCTTCGGTTTGCTCTTGCTCGGCCGGAGCTTCTGCGTTGAATGCTGATGCAAAATCCTCTTGATCTTGCTGCATGTTTTCAGGGGTTGCCATGATGTTTACCTTTCGGGCTTTGTTGAGCCCTCACGGGCCTTGACTATCCGGACACAAAAAAGCCGCAATGAAGCGGCTCAAATGGGTCACGGGGTTAAGAACTTTTTAACTGAGGCAGACGATGTTGGTCGCAGTGGTCGCGGCCATGACAAACTGAAATTTGCCAGTGATTGTTGAGCCAGCAAGACAGGCGAACGTAGCCTGGACACCATCAACACCTTTGACAACCACGTTGCCAGCGCCGCCAATAAATAGGCCAATCTCAGCATTCACCGGGTCTGTATCGCTTTTGGTGACAGCTTTAAACCTGGTCGGTATTAGTGTGTAATCGCTCATGCTGAATCCTTAAATCTTAGGGACATCTTGCCCATCGTTGGCAAATACGTTTCGCAGGTAGCGCACCTGTTTAATCGCTGATTGAATCGATACCAGCCTCTCAGGCGTGACATCGACCAAATCCATGCAGTAGCATGCATACAGGGCATCTAGAAGCGCTATGGCCTGCTCTGATGCGGCTGAGCCCGCATACTCGCGCATCGTCAGCGTGGTTTCTTTGAGGGTCTTGTGGGCTTGCTGGTCTTGAACCATGATTAGTTGCCCTGTAGCTCTTGTCGCTTCCATGCTTCGTGGTATTCCTGCCGGTCTTGCGCGGCTTTATCAACAGGGGCGGCGTTCGCAGGCTTAGTTGCATACTCTGCAATCTGCTCTGCACCCATGGCCTTACCGATCGCTGGTGCCCGTTTCGTTATAGGCGCAACGGCTTTTTCAACAGTGTTCATTTGCGATGCCAGCCGAAGAGTTGGCGGAGCCATCTGTGACCCCATTTTTGCCAACTTAACGCCCGGGATTAAGCTTGCAGCAGCCAGCGCAGCATCCTTCGAGCTGCCTCGATCAATGGCATCTGCGTAGTCTGCTATCGCAGCAATTTGCCCGCTCACAGGTAAGAC